GTTTCTTGACTAAAGATATACAAAACCTTAAACCTAATTAGTCTGCAAGCAATGGAGAAAAATTTATGCCAGTATACCAAGATTACGAAATTAGAATCAATCTAAATGAATTGATTGAAAAGAGAATACCATGCTGTGATCTATTACATCCTGATCACTGTTTAACAGAGAAGCAGGTTGCTGAGATTGCACATGATATAAGAATGGATTTGAACTTACATGATATTTTTAAGCAAGTTGACCAACACATTATGAGATATGTTGAGGTTGCTGGAATTGATAATAAGGATCATTGGATTGAACCACATCTAAAAGATTTAGATAGAGACATATCTGATGAAGTTGGCATTGACTTTGATTAAATGAGCGACATTAATTTTAATGAGCACCGTGTGTTTAGAGAAACAGACAGTGTTATTTTTTATGATATATCTGTAGAAGAATCAAATGCTGCTGACCTTGTAGTACATACAGGTCCTGCTGTATCACCTCCACCTGATTGTGTAGGGGGTAAACAGTTCTACATCCATAGTTTTCAAGACGACTGTAACAGAGTGGTACAGGGAGAGAGAACCTTTGAGTTAGTCAATAGAGATTGGAAGAATCAATATCATATAGTACACCTTAATAGACACAGTGGTGCGTTAGTTATACCACGCAATACATTTCACAGGTCAGTGTCAGGTGAGAATGGATCAATAGTAATCAACCAAGCAACTAGATACGATGGGTTCGATCCTCATGCTGAGTTCTATCCAGTATCCACAGCAGAGAACAGAGATCTATATAATATACTAAGGAACGTGGTTCCTGTAATCCATACACCAGGCGAATGAAATACTTATTGATACCTTTTATAATGGTTGGGTGTACAGCACCCGTCACTGATCCTCCTGCTCATGCTGACATCAGGCAGGACTATCAAACACTCATGACGTGGGCGAGACAGAACGTTCAGTACGAACGTAACAAAGTCAAGACAGAGGGCATAGAAGATGACATATATAAAGCATTAATGGAGTTTAATCATGGGAGCGATGACACCACCAAGCAGGAAGAGTTGTTACAACTTTCGAGTGATCAGCATTGACAAAGTAGTAGATGGTGATACAATAGATGTTACTATAGACCTTGGGTTCGATCTCTACAAAAAAGAAAGAGTGAGAGTGGCAGGGGTCGACACACCTGAGAAGAGGACAAGAAATCTTGAAGAAAAAGCACTCGGTCTGGACGCGACTGCATGGATTAAAGACAAGCTCGAAGGTGCTGTTGACGGTGACGATGACCTTATTATTAGGACTGAACTTGATGGTGGGGTCGGTAAATATGGTCGTCTTCTTGGGTGGCTTTATATCGGGGATGCAACTGTGTCCCTTAACGAAAAAATGATAGACGAAGGGTATGCGTGGGCATACGATGGCGGTACAAAGAATAAAAACTTTGAGGAACTAAGAGAGATACGTAGGAACCAAGGAACTTATGTCGATCCCACAGATTAATAATGTAGGTGTGGGCGATGTCAATGTCTTTAGGATAGAAGTACCACAGATATATTCACTACCACCCGCAACACAGACAGTACCATTCATATTAAACATAGGTTCTCCTGTTGTTGACTTGCCTGGTTGTGTCAAGTATCATCCAGACTCAGCAGACAATAGAGAAACCCCCAACCTAAAGGAGGATGACTCCAATGGGACGAGGGTTCTTTGTGATGGAGACTATCCAATGTATGATGCGATGGACTATACTCCAGAAGATTTAAACATATACCGAGAGACACCACCACCAGTTGTAGAACCACCACCTGACCCACCAGGTGCTCCAGAGACACCTGATACAGGTGGACTCACTGAAGAAACACCATGTCCAGGTCCTGCTCAACTAAGAGTGGGTGATGTAACACAGTCAGGTGATGAGAAGGTTGTAGGTCATGAACTACAGGGTACTACCTGTGTGACATTGTACGAACCTACCTCACCAGTGGAGAAGTATATACCACCTGTAAATCAGGTGACCTCAGTGACAGCACTAGCAGTGGTTGCTACAGCGGGTGCTGCTGCGACACCATTATTAATAAGAATTATAAGACCTGCAGTAAAGAAATTAATTACAACTGTTCAGAAGAAGTTAGGTAAGACACCTACCAAGTTAACGAGAATGGATATAAAAACTAATCAGTATCGCCAATCGAAAGGTTTACCTCCTTTGAAGAAATAGAATGATTATGTTCACCTACTACGCCAGGTGGATTGATTAACATAACGTCAGCACATACACTATAGTATGGTGACTTAGGATGGAATACTATGCCCTCCTTTTTCATCTGTCCACAATTTTTTAACCTAGCTATCTCAAAGTCAAGGCGTTTATTTGCTATGACTTGAGTACGATACTCATTATGTAAGGCAACAGACTCTTTACACTGTTCCATTGCTTTCTTGTCTAATGGTATAGAGATGGTCATTGATAGACCTAAGTTTATATTCTGCGTAGACTTCTGCCCAGTACGTGTAGGAACGTAGTAGAGTATCTCACCAGGGCTATCAGGTATATTATCATCGTTGTTATCTGCCATGTTGTAGACTGGATCGTTGAACCAAGCCTCGTAAGGATCTTGCCACGTTCCTGTTCTGGTGACGTATGGTGTAAGGTTCATGGTAGCCCCTTGACACTGAATACCATCACCATATGTGTTGGTGATGTACGGACCTTGTAAAACTTGTATTGCCTGGTTGGTAACTGAGCCTGAACTATTCGCGACTGGATTTGCTGTCGCACTGACTCCTCCCACATCAGTAGCAAAGCTAGGTGCGGTAGGTAGGAGTGAGAGTCCTATGATCAGTTTGAGAATATGCTTGTACTTTCTGTGACGCTTTGGACGGTGGTTTCTCTCTGTATTATCGTGTGAGTCTGAAGACCTGGTCCTGAATAATGCTCTGTGAATTGGAAGGAATTTCCTGCTGAGGTCTGCTTCCAGTTCGGTTTGTTGTTTGATGATAAATCTAGTCCAGTCCATGTTGAAGTCACACCGTCTACGGTATTAGTTTGTGTTGATACTACGTCAGGAGCAACGTTAGTTGATCCATCCTCTAATTGTATGCCTGAGCCACTGACCGAATAAGTCCAGCCTGTCGCATAATCCATCGAATTTATGGTCTCATTCGTCGTGATCGTTTGCGTGGTCGTAGAAGTCATCGAGCCTTGAGTGAAATTGGGGACCACAGGCACAGCATACACAGGTGCAGCAACTGCTACACCTATAGCATATACTATATATGTACCTCTCTTAAACATGATTATAGCAATTAACTATTGGATAGTCAATTCTGTCACGAACTGTGCTGTCGCTGAAGTTCCACTTCCACCACCAACTGCTGTTACAGTGTGTGCTGATGTTACTGTACCTGTTCCAGTACCACTACCAACTGCTGTTGATACCTGATTACTGTAAGGACTTACTGCACCAACTGTGGGTGCTGTAGTAGCTATAACATCACCTTCAACGAATGTCTGGCTAAAGCTGAATGCACCCCCTGCACTTGTCTGGGTCGCTGTAGCAATAGATCCTTGACCAACTCCGTCAGTCAAAGTGCCTAATCCACCAACCATATTGTCAGCAGAGTTACCGCCACCAACATCCATAGTCACACCAGATCCAGAGACAGTGTATGTCGATCCAATCCTTTCAACCTGAGTTGCTGCTGCATTCGTAATTAATTGAGTGCTTGATGTCATGCGGTGTGTGATGTCCGCTAATACAGGTGAACTAAAACCTGTCAATAATATAAGTGGTAAAAACTTTTTCATCTTTTTGAATACACTTACCTGTATTATGTAGTAATTTTTACTTTGTATAATGTTATACACATAAGGAAAATCTATAGAAAACATAAAGAAAACTTAAGACTGTCACAGAACTGGCACAAGGCACTTGACAAAAGTACATAATTGCTATATAGTATTGTTACAGTTCTTTACAAAGCACAAATGACAGTTACTACAGAAAGCGGTGGTCGCCAAAACGCATTTCCTACCGAAACACGTCCTTACATAGATGAGTCTGTCTCATACGATGGTTACCCACAAAATGCTGAAAAAGTTAATGGTCGTTGGGCAATGATCGGATTCGTAGCACTTCTAGGTGCATACGTTACCACTGGACAAATCATACCAGGTATTTTCTAATGGAAAATAATTACTGGAAGAACGCAGAGATGATCAATGGTCGTCTCGCAATGCTCGGTTTAGTAATCGGCACTATCAATTACGGTCTATTCGGATGGATAGCACCAGGTCTATTTTAATTCAATTACAAAAAGGTACAAACAAATGACACCAGAAGCAGAAAGATTTAACGGTTGGGCAGCAATGCTTGGTTTCGTTGCAGCAGTAGGAGCATACGCAACTACAGGTCAAATCATACCAGGTATTTTCTAATGACAACACCAAAACCAATCGAACCACAAAAGAGGGTTGCTGAGACACTTAATGGCAGACTTGCCATGATCGGCATCATCGCAGGTATCGGAGCATACCTAACAACAGGTCAACTCATACCAGGTTTTGTTTAATGACAGAACTAGTAGCAGACAATGCTATATCACCCTTCCAAGCAATACTATGGGTCTTCTACCCAGTAGGTGCCATAGTATTCTTTGAGTTATTTCTTCGTGCCATAAATGGTGACGATGATGATGACGATGAGGGTGGTGGAGTAATGACACCAGTATATCAAGGAGCATAATGTATCACATTCTATTCACATCAGTTGTTGCCCTATACATCGTATCAGGTGTAGGTAACATCGCATTCGCATAATTAAACGCTGAGGAGCACAAGCACAAATGACTCAATTTTTATTAGACAACGCAGGATACATGTCTGTGTTTGAGTTTATATTCTTCCTATCTGTAGGAGTTACAGCAGGATCACTAGGACTAATCTAATGGACGATTACATGTCACAATCCTACCATGATGTCATGGAGGTATATAAAAGACCAATGAGTGTAAGATTTATCCCTAGGATATTCTCTTGGTTGATGGTATTTGGATTACTATTTGGTGTAACCCAAACAGCATATGCTATGGATCAAGAACCTGTTATCTGGGTTCAAGTTCCACAATGGACAGATGATTGGGCAGTATGTGCAGTAGATATACCAGACGCAGCATGTCATTGGTATGTTGCAGAAGCAGACAATACATTTGGAGAAGGTTTCGACTGGGAGACAGCACCATGGTTTGATGCTAACGGATTAAATGACGTAGCACCAATATCTAAAAAGACAGTCGCACAAAAATTACAAGAGGTAGGATGATTCCACTATTACTAACAGCATCAAGTTTTCTCAACTTTGCTTTCTACATCTATGCAATCGGTTTTGTATTTGCATTAGGATTAGAACAAGTTCTTAAGTTCAGACCTTTATCTGTTGATTCTACAATGAACGAAAGAAATATGTTCATTGTTCAAACTAATAGGAAGTACCTATGGAGACAAACATGGGTAGTCAATATAAACTGGTTCGTATGTAACCTAGGTTTATACTTCTTATCAAGAAACATGCAAGCACCTGTAGGAGATACTTTTTGGCAAGGAATGTAGGTCTATTGATACTTAGAATATCAATAGGAACAATGCTGATACATCATGGTTATGAGAAGACAGCAGACATAAACAATTTCGCAGACGCATTTGTAAGACCTATTGGAATACCATTTCCAATACTAGCATCTTACATAGCAGCATACTCTGAGATCTATGGTAGTTGGTTAGTGATAGCAGGATTGTTTACAAGATTCGCAGCACTATCAATAGTAGGCACAATAGGTGTAGCAATATACCATGCTATTGTAACTGCAGGATTCAACATCTACTTACTAGAACTCTTGATACTATACATGGGAGGAGCATTGTGCATCCTGCTATTAGGTGGAGGAGACTTCGCTATTGACAGGTTACTGAAGAAGTTCGGTATCAAATTTAAGAAACCACATATACCTTTTACGTAAAGTGATTACTACATCTGGACATATATTTCACATGGTTGTAACCATACTAAGTGGCACAATTGTAACAACAAGCTTGTGCTTAGTGATGATGTATGCTATGATGGACGATAAATAATCCTACCCCTATGACAATTCGTATGAGAGACGACATTCTTGCTAATCAAATCACATACTACAACGGTTTGATAGCAAAGCACAAACAGAATGTTGAAATCTATCTGAACCAACCAGTTGGCATCGGAGAACATTCTGATATTATGTCAGCAATAGAGACAGAGATTACTGCTATTGCACAGGCACACGAAAAGATAGAGGTTATTAATCACTATTTCTTGAACAGGTAATATGGCATTAGCAGCAGACTTAAAGGAAGGAACCAAAAAGTCTCACTCTGCAGCAGAAAACACTAAGTTTGTTGCAGGATTCCTTCGTGGTGTGGTAGATGAAGAGTCTTATAGAAAACTTATACAAGACTTTTACTTTATCTACTCAGCATTAGAAGAGGAGATGGAGAGATTAGAAGACGATAATTTTTTGAGTCCTATCAACTATTCAGAGTTGGATAGGGTAAAACATTTGAAGAAAGACTTACGTTATTACTACGGTCCTAACTGGAACCAGACTATTAAACCATCTCAAGCATGTGTTCAATATGTTGAGAGGATACATGAGGTAGCAGATAGTAATGAACCATACTTATTAGTAGGACATCATTACACTAGGTATCTCGGTGACTTATCTGGTGGTCAGATACTGAAGACAATAGCAGAGAAGGCATTGGACTTACCACAAGGTGAGGGTCTAAACTTTTATGAGTTTGACATCGCTGACAAGAAGGCATTCAAAACTAAATATAGAGAAGCACTTGATACTCTTACTACAGATGAGAGTATTATTAATGCTATAATAACGGAAGCAAACTATGCATTCCGTCTTAACATGTATGTTTTTGACGAGATCAAATCAACGGATCCTTATCCTGCGATGACAGCGATCAAAGGGTTCTGGAAATTTCTATTAGGAACTATCAACAAATGAAATACTTTCACATCTATATTAACGAGAGGTGTTTGTTTAAAAATTTAAACCAAGAAGAGTTTGATTTGATATGGGGAAGGATATATCGCTCATATTTTAGAGACGAACTCACATACGTTGAGTGTATAGATGACGCATGCATACAGGGTAAAATAGAAGAGCATTCTTATTGAGTAGAATTACTCATTGACAAAATTGTAAAGAAAACGTAATATAAATAACGTTAGGTGTTGTTTTCCACACCTACTACAACGGACTCGAAAGTATCGCCATCCATTGTACAACTGCTCTCAAACCAAGACCTATAGGCAGTATAATACTTCGTCTTTTATCCAGTAGTGAGGGATTACTGGAAATAAGTTTCGCATCTACCCTAGTGCCCTACTTAAACGTCTTACTAATGACAACTCTTTCAAATACACGCAGACAAGGTGGTCTCCTAGCAGGTTGGCCAGAGTTCTGTGAGTGGGTAACATCAACAAACAACAGAATCTATGTTGGTTGGTTCGGTGTTCTCATGATTCCATGCTTGCTCACAGCAGCTGCATGTTTCATCGTTGCATTCATTGCAGCACCTCCTGTCGATATCGACGGAATCAGAGAACCAGTAGCAGGTTCTTTCTTGTATGGTAACAACATCATCTCTGGTGCTGTAGTTCCATCTTCAAATGCTATAGGACTTCACTTCTACCCTATATGGGAAGCAGCAACCGTAGATGAATGGTTGTATAATGGTGGTCCTTATCAGTTAGTTATCTTCCACTTCCTTATTGGAATTTCTGCCTACATGGGTAGACAGTGGGAACTATCATACAGATTAGGAATGAGACCATGGATATGTGTAGCATATTCAGCACCTGTATCTGCAGCATTTGCAGTGTTCTTAGTGTATCCTTTCGGTCAAGGTTCTTTCTCTGACGGAATGCCACTAGGTATCTCAGGTACGTTCAACTTTATGTTCGTGTTCCAAGCAGAACACAACATACTAATGCACCCATTCCACATGGCTGGTGTTGCTGGTATGTTCGGTGGTAGTCTCTTCAGTGCAATGCACGGTTCTTTAGTTACATCATCCTTAATCAAGGAAACTACAGAAACAGAGAGTCAAAACTACGGCTACAAGTTTGGACAAGAAGAAGAAACATACAACATTGTGGCCGCTCATGGTTACTTTGGTCGTCTTATCTTCCAGTATGCTTCATTCAATAACTCAAGAAGTCTTCACTTCTTCCTAGCAGTATTCCCAGTTGTTTGTGTATGGTTAACCTCTATGGGTATCTGTACAATGGCATTCAACCTAAATGGATTTAACTTCAACCAATCAGTTGTTGATGTTAACGGAAAAATCATTCCTACATGGGGTGATGTTCTAAACAGAGCAAACTTAGGTATGGAAGTAATGCATGAAAGAAATGCACACAACTTCCCACTTGACCTTGCATCAGCAGAGTCAACAACAGTTGCTTTAACAGCACCTACAATCGGTTAATAATATAACTGGTATTAATCTAGGCACCTTCGGGTGCCTTTTTCATAGGAGAAATTAATGGTAGCATCTACCTTACAAGCACCCACAAGGGGTTGGTTTGATGTTCTTGATGACTGGTTAAAGAGAGACCGTTTCGTATTCATCGGATGGTCTGGTCTTTTACTTTTACCTTGTGCATATCTTTCTATCGGTGGTTGGTTCTTAGGAACTACTTTCGTTACCTCATGGTATACACATGGTATCGCATCCTCTTACTTAGAGGGAGCAAACTTCTTAACAGCAGCAGTCTCCACACCTGGCGACGCTATGGGTCACAGTCTTCTGTTCCTTTGGGGACCTGAAGCACAGGGTTCATTCGTACGTTGGTTACAACTCGGAGGACTATGGAACTTTGTAGCATTACATGGAGTCTTCGGACTTATAGGTTTCATGCTCCGTCAGTTTGAGATCGCAGGACTTGTAGGCATCAGACCTTACAACGCACTAGCATTCTCTGCTGTTATCGCAGTCTTCACTAGCATCTTTTTGATCTATCCACTAGGTCAGCACAGTTGGTTCTTCGCACCATCATTCGGTGTCGCAGCAATCTTTCGTTATATCTTATTCATACAAGGTTTCCACAACATTACTCTTAATCCATTTCATATGATGGGTGTAGCAGGTATACTAGGTGGAGCATTATTATGTGCCATTCACGGTGCAACGGTACAAAACACTTTGTATGAAGACACATCACAATATACTGATGGTAAAATTCAAAGCACAACATTCCGTGCATTTGACCCAACACAGGAAGAAGAGACTTATTCAATGATAACAGCAAACAGATTCTGGTCACAGATATTTGGTATTGCTTTTTCTAACAAAAGATTTTTACACTTCCTTATGTTGTTCGTTCCTGTAATGGGAATGTGGACATCATCAATCGGTATCGTAGGTCTTGCACTTAATCTCAGAGCATACGACTTTGTATCTCAAGAGATAAGAGCAGCAGAAGACCCAGAGTTTGAAACCTTCTACACTAAGAACATTCTTCTTAATGAAGGTATGAGAGCATGGATGTCATCTGTTGACCAACCACACGAGAACTTTGTGTTCCCAGAGGAAGTATTACCTCGTGGTAATGCACTCTAAATCAAAATCAGTATTTGATTACATATACCTCGAAAAAAATTTCGGGGTATTTTTTTACCCTATAAGACTTTTTTTACTTACTAAATAAAAATAACTCACAATAGTTTATGAGCATTCTCCATTCTTCTAAAGCGTATGTTTACAACTTACAGACAACAAGTTCAGCAGAAGCAAAAAGATTATGGAGGAGAGACGTAAAAGAGAAATGGCATTATAAATGTGCCTATTGTGGTGATGGTAATAATTTGACAATCGATCACGTAGTTCCAAGATGTAAAGGTGGAACAGACTTTACAAAGAATGTAGTCTGTTGTTGCTCTGATTGTAATCAGAGAAAAGGACACGAACCTTGGGAGCAGTGGTTTTTAAATCAAGAGTTCTTCTCAGAAGAGAAGTACCATAAGATTAGAGAATGGATGGAACCAGATCCACCAAAAGACTTATTCAAATATCGTCCGAGAAGGAATAACGCTAGTTGAATAAATAAACTCAGCAGTACATACTGCATCACATCGGTACATACCGTATATAAATGGCAACTCCTTTTAAGTTAAAAAGGTCTGCAGTCACAGGCAAGCGTCCTGGTTTAGACGATATGCAGATCGGAGAACTAGCAATCAATTTTTATGATGGACATTTGTTCGCAGAGAGAGACACTCAAGGTGTCGGCATAGGAACAACTGTTGCATTACTTACTCCTTGGGTAGAGAACTTCGGGGGTGGTTCAATTAACTATAATGGAATCGTTACTGCCACAACATATCACGGTAATCAAGTCATTGGAACTCCTGCAGGTGGTTTTAAGTCAGGAGCGTTTACGATAAGCAATACAGACCATACAAAAGATTCAATCAACGAACTTAATTTTATATTAGGTAAGTTAGTTCCTGCTGCACCTACAACAGTAGTTATAGTTGTTCCACCAACACCAACAGTTAAATTACCTTCAATGTCTGCTGGTCCAGTTACATCTAATTCTCCAAATACTGTTGCACCGACTCCAGATGTGGCAAAACGCTTTGTACCATCATAAGCTAAATCAACTGA